GTTGCCCGCAACAGCGGCAATGGCAATCAAATCTCTCATGTCACCGTCGAGTTTGTAGGCCTTCGCGCCAAGTTCTTCTGCTGCATGACATTCGACGGCACCGGCGACCACGGCACCTCGTTGGCGTCCTTCGCCATGCCCAAGTTGAAGTTGAACGCCAGCCAGAAGCTGGTAATCATGATGTCGATCATCAACTACATGATCCATCTAGGCTACATCAACGCCGATTCCGAATTCTACGCAGAGAAGTTGTCCAGTGAGCTCAACGGCGGCGTTGGCAACATTCTCAGCAAATACGACACGATCCAGAACAACTCCCTTCTGTACATCGAGCACCTGAGCCGTCGCCCTGAGAACAGGGGTCAGCTGGCACTCAACCCTGTGACCTTGCCAACCACCCGCTACTAAGGTCACACCCAATGGACCATATTGATAACGACGGCAACGAAAGCGATCTGCCAGAGGCACTTCCTTGGGAAGACGCTGGCATGAGCGATGAGCTTAACGCTGCTGAGATGGAAACCCACAAGGCCACGTTGAAGTTGGCTGAGCGGGCCGCGCAAGGTGAATTGGCGATCCAGCAGATCCGCCTGGAGAAAGACCTTGTTAAGCGAGCGAAGGCCCTGGCGGCCATCGGCGCTGTCGAATTCCCCGATGAGAAACAGGTACGGGCCGGTGACTTGATCGTCATGCAACCCCAACCGACCGACGACAACCGCTGGGCTGCATTCGATGCACTCTTTGGCGACGTCGATAGGCCCCACATCAACACGTTTATGGGCCGGTTGGTGGATTGGCGCGGGCAGATCGTTGACGACCGCTATTCGATGGTGGAATTGGTTCGCGCTGTGGCTGCAGCTGGCCTTCGCGGGCAAAGCGCTGACTCGATCCGACGCGCCTTCAAAGAATGGGCAATGACCCAGCAGTGGAACGACCTCATTCGCAACTTCGAGCAACGTGTGCCTGAGTGGGATGGAAAGCCCAGGATGCGCACCAAGCTCATCGAAATGTTCGATTGTGACAAGTCCGATCTTTCTGATGACTTCGGGCAATACTTCTGGCTGTCAATCTACAACCGGGTGATGAACCCCGGCTGTCTGGCGCCCATGGTGCTGTCGTTGTTCGGCACCCAGAACGCCGGTAAGTCGTATCTGTCCAAGCGCATCTGTGAGTTGGTCCTTCAGGATAAGAAGGCTGACGCGGTGCAGTTGGACTTGAGCGCTGACAAGAACGAATTCCTGCGTGAGATCACCGGCAACTCAATCATCGCGAACGTCGGTGAGATGACCGGCTTCACACGCGGCGACCTCAACAAGATCAAATCCTTCATCACCACCACCTCTGACTCGATGCACTATAAGTATGAGGGCACATTCCGCCAGGAACGTCAGTGGATCATCGTGATGGACGGCAACAAGTACGAAGGCCTGCAGCGCGACGATACGGGCAACCGGCGCTTCTATCCAATGTTCGTTGGTCAACTGCCTGACAAGTTTGGTCAGCCCCAATGGCGTGAACACTTCTCTGCCGACTTCTCCACGTTTGATGAAGACTTCTGGCAGATCATGGGCGAGTGCGCCGCGTGGATCAAGAAGTATGGGCAGAAAGGCTACAAGAAGTATGTGGACGATGTCAGCAAGAAGGTTGCCGCATTCAACCTGGGTGAGCAGAAACGCGACCGTGGCACCATCCGCGACGATGCGCTAGAGCGCTTCCTGATTCCAGTCCTCAAAGAATGCAGGAAGGTGTATTGGGATGGTCGCAAGCAAAAGGGCATGTTCATCTCCACGGCTGAGATTGCCATGGTGTACGACAAGTTTGACCGGAAGAACCGGCTCAATGATCGACACTTGGTGACGAAGATGGCGGCGCTGGGTGGCATCCCAACCTCAATCAAAAGCGGCTCGATGCGTGGATATATGTTCGAGCAATTCGAGACGACTGAGGATTTCAACGACAACATTGGCAAGATGGCTGAGGCTGATGAAGCCGATGAGAATGCGCTGAGTGAAGGTGCAGTGGATAATGTCGAAGATGTCAAGCCGAATGGCGGTGGGGAGCCTCACGGTGGGTTCTAATTGTTGATCTGAGGTGGCTTTATTGTGGCCGGTGAGCGCTTGTATTAGGCTTGCCGGCTTTCGCCATTCTGGGATTGGTGGCAATAAATCCGATGAACGGCTTTGGTTGAGTGTTGGGTTACTTGGTGTGATGGTGGTTTTTCGGTGAAGTGAGGTGGAAAAATGAAAGTGAGTTGGCGGTCTTGTTGTAGTCGAAGGAATGGCGATGCTGGTTTTGTGTGGTTTGCCGATTGGTGATGTGGATCCGATAAACGGCGTTTGAGTGGAAATATGTGTTCTTGTGTTCTTGATGTTGGGTTTAATGTGCCTAATTTTGGGTTAATGTGCTGTTTTTGTGGCTAGTTGCGGCTGGTTTTTAGGTGCTGGGAATTTGGGTCAAGGCCGCGCCGTTCGTGGGCTAGGGCGGTTAATTGCGGAGCCGCAACTAATTCAGCCGCAACTTCGCAGGCCGCGCCGTTCGTGGGGTTGAGGTACTTAGTTGCGGTTATTGCGGTTGCAACGCCGCAACGGCAAAAGGTCTAAGCCCTTTTCATTTTGTACTTTCCTAAAATTATTATTTATCTTAAATAAAGCAATTAAGTAGTTAGAACCCAGAGAATTCGCGGCCTTGCCAGTTGCGGCTGAAATTTTTCAATAGGGCGGCAAGGCGCAACGAACGTGCTCAAGGTTGCGAATTCATTGGGCTTGTGCCATCAGCCACCCTATTTCTCAGATGCCGTTTATCCGATCCGACTCTAGATGCCAGCAACTCATTTCAACAACTCCAGCATCAACTACGCGGCAATCACGAAATAATGCAGCTTGATCGCCAACACACAATCAACTTACACTAGTTGTTAATCGCCCATTAAGGACACAGTATCATGAGCAACAACGAAGATGGCGGCATCGAGAAGAAGCCACCATTCCTGTTTGCAACAGAAGAGTTTGCCATTGTGCATCGCGACCTCTTTGATCAATACATTGAGTATCGCATTCACGGTTATCACACGTCCACTGCCTTTAAGCGGGTATTTGGCGCAGAGAACTATGACGGCAATGCCCACATCCGCATTGAGAATATGGAGCACAACCCATATTACAAGTCCAGGTTTGCTCAGCGTCTGAATGAGGTCAAAACCACAGAGCTGTGGAACACCAAAATCAGCCTGAATGAACTATTGTCGTCAGCGCGAAATCCATTCGCCAAGGACAGTGTGCGATTGAACGCCATCAAAGAGCTCAACATCATGTGCGGCATCACCGTGGTTGATGAGTCTGGCAAGACGAAGGCAGGACGCTCGCTGGAGGACTTCTATCGGATGGAGGCTGGCCAGGATGCGCTGCCTGAGTCGCCTAGCCCTACCACCCACCACTAGAACCGGCCCAAATACACAGCCTTGGTGGGTGCCCTGTGGCGATTGGGTGCAAGTCCAGGCAAAGGTAGCGGTTAGCGGGTAGCGTGGCCAGGATGGGCTAGAATTCGATGGTGCTGTAGATGCAAAAACCCCGGCTCAGATCGCTCTGGCCGGGGTTTTGTTGTTTGAGGTTAGCAGTATCTATTCATCTCTTTGCATTCGCGATCCCAAGCTTCATCGTCCAGGTCTGCGAAATATGCATCCATCGCAGCATCATCAAAGAACGATACAGGGCTGAAGAGTCCATCAGCGCGCTGGGTATCAATGAAGAAGTCGCCAAAGAGCACATCATCAACACTGACTTGGCAAACAACGCCGTCAAAGTTCTTTGCTTGGATTTCCATGATCATCTCTGTATCCTCATTTGGGTAAGGCTTTCTGCCTTCCGATGAGTTCATTATACGCGAGTGAACGGGCAAAGCAACACTTATTTCATCAAAAGGTGACAGAAAGTGAAAAGCCCTCAATCAAGAGGGCTTTGGGTGTGGTTTGATCAAGATGCCTTGAACGATTTGATCAAGCCTGGAACAGCTTTGAGTCTGACCGCATAGAACTTGAACTCGCCATCAAACGCAACAGCGAAACGTTTGCCATCGCGCTTTGCCGTCCACCCCTTGTGGCCCTTGATTGGGTGGACAGTCTCATTGCTCTGGGTGTTTTGCTCTTCAACATACCAGTCTTCGCTTGAGGCGTTTTTCGCCAGCTCATCCTCGTACGATTTGATTGCCTTTTTCTGGGATTCAGTCAGCGCCTTCATCGTTCTGTCCTTTCTGGTAGTTGCCTTTCGATGAGCACATTATCTCGTGGCTTTGATCGAAAGGCAACACTTTATTTCACTTCTTTCCTGACTTTGAATCTTGCTTCTTGCGTTTGTTCGGGTGTCTCTTCAAGACCCGTCCGTCTTCGTCACAAGCATCCCAGCGGTCGCTATTGCGCTTGTGGGTGCCTTCCATCATTTCCGGTGTCTTCTTCATTTCACAAACCCTCCAGCCACATCTGTTCGGTCATTCTGGCGCCTCGTTGTCGTGCATATGTTGTACCGCAATCGGAACCGCCACACAACGACAATTAATCTGCTCACGGTGCGGATTGAAGCCGTGCCACGGCAGACCACGAGCAATGGCGTTGCGCTTGCGATTCAACAGCACGATGTTGCGCCCAGGCTGCTTGTGCCGCAATGGATCGCCTGGGTTGTGCCACAAGCGCTTGATGCGCTCGTCAACTTCGACCGGTGGGCCATTGCCAGCGTTTTGAATCGCGAACATAAGCCGCGTCCAACTGTACAACTTCCGCCACTTCTGCTTTGGTGTTCGTTTCATGCACCAGACCTCCTGTTCCACTTCTCAATGGCGCGGTCGGTTGCATCAGCCATTGCCTCTTCGTCAGATCTGTGTCGTTTATTGCCGTACTCACGCGCCCAATGGTGGGTAGTGCTCATCCCACTTGTGTGAGGTTTGACGCCGCACATGTAACGCGAAGAGCACATCAGATGTGCGAACACATCACTGCCAGAATTCGAAATACTCAACTCCGGCTGGCTCCCGCAGAACGGACAGGCCTTGGTGTTAGTCAACTGGATCATTTCCAATACGCCTCAATTGCTTGACAGATTTTGGCAGCCTCATGAGGTCCGACGATGGGGAGACACACCAGCGCGCAATACAGTGTGGTGTCGCCTTGGCCAGGTCGCCAGCCCAGAGTCAGCGCCCATTCATCCAGCTCTGGAACGCGGGCGCCTTCGAACATCCAATACAGGAATGTAGGATGGCCGACGTTCACGCCAGCCTCCTGGGCAGCGGCCAGCACCTTGAGGATGGAGGCCTGGGCGGTCACTTCACCACCTCATCTATGCGACTTCGTATTGAGTTCGGCAGGCGAAACCATGCGTCTGAGTCCAAATGCTCATGGAGCCACTTCAACAGTAAAACCGCTTCCGTCTTGGGGTTGACATCTGGCCATCCATCGGAAAGACACAATCGCGGGAATACCTGGCTGATGACTTTGCCACTCAAAGGATAGATGTAAACGTTGGTGCATGCCTCGTCAAGAACAATTACATGCTCACCGTGGCGGGAGTGGAATGGCTGCGTGGTGGCAGGCTGGTTGATCCACATGCGACGAATTGAAGGGGCCATCACTTGTATGTCTCCAATGCTTCTAAATACGCCTTCGCCCATGCGCGGCGTTGTGGGTTGAGGTAGCACTCTCCTTCAGACGATTCACGCCGAAAGTCGAATGCGCAGTTCACGGATTGGTCTTGAAATGGATACAGACGACTTGGAATTGTACAACCCTTGAATTGCCAAGTCAATTCATGCACGACAGCCTTGTGGGCTATTTCCAACAGCACCACGGCTGGGCTCATAGGATCACAAGGATTCATCATGATATCCCAGCGCATAGCTGCTATGCACAGCCCATCGCCACGCTGGAAAGGCAAGTTGCCTGGGTGTCCGCCTGCCTCTGCCCAGTTAATCCAGGATCGCAGGAAGTCGGCCACATACTTGCGACGGGCCGGTGGCAGAGTGGATGGCGCAAACGTGTGTTTAATTTCCATCACTCCACCTTGTTGAATCGGCTATCGATGAAAGGTTTGGCTGGTTCTGCAGCTGTCCCGTGCAGAGGCTGGCTTAATTCCGAGCGCGTCAGACCGTTCACGTTCACCTTGGCAAAAGTCTTGACGCGTTCACCACCGTCCAACTCAACGGATACAGTTGCGCCAAGCATAGCGATTTTGGCGATGAGGCCGTACAGCTCGACCTCAGGGATGCCAGCCTTTCCGCGTGACTCAACGGTGCCGACGTAAACGATTGCCTGGTCAAGGGTGTGGGTGCGATTGAACTCGACACAGGAGTGACCGAACCCAGCACAATCTGCCAGCTCACTGATGACATCGCAGTGTTGCAGACGATTGATGTTCGTTACAATGATCTTCATTTCACAGCCTCCAGGCCGTCGCATTAACGTGATTTGATTATAAGCCTATCACAAATGGCGATCAACAACTATTTGACGCAGAAACGCCCAGATCTGTGTGAGCCTCTGGGTGGTCGGTCAATCTACTCGAAACACCAAATCATTCGCCATCATCCAGGTCTTGCTACCCTTGCACTCTGGCGTTTTGCTCTCCATCAACACCACTTCGACCTGGCGACACAGAGGTGCGCGCACCGGCGAAAACCTTTCCTCTGGAAACCCAGGGATTGTGAACAACTCGCCGATGGCAATCTCATACAAGTGTACCAGTTTCATTTCTTTCTGTTCCTTTCTGAGATACCGGAAGGCCGGCACCTCAGAGTATAGCGTAAAGCTGGCATTTAGCAAGAATCGCCGTCACTCTCCAAACATTGGCGCGGCTGCACGGATGCAATCGCCCAGAGACTTGCGCATTGTGCCAGAAACGGAGTCGCCATCCAGACGGCACTCCCACCACGACTCGCCGCCTTGGTCAACGCGCACAAATTCCGCGCCGACCGCTTCCAGGTCTTTCTGCAGATTGGCAGCCCAGGTCTTCACAACTTCTCTCCATCAGTTGGCATGCTGCTTTCGTGCACAGAACGGTTGGCGATCTTTGCCATCGCAGCTTCAACGATGCCATAGACCTTCTGCAAGCTGAGCTGGCTGGCGACATAACGGCTGATAACGACACATTCAGGGCCGGTATGGTCCATGACGCAGAACTTGACATCATCGCCATCAACCGCAACGCAGATGTCCACGCCGAAGTCTTTGCACTTGGATTCTGCGCGAACATAGTCAGCCATATCGATGGCGATGGACAGAGAAAGCATTTGTGGCTTGGAGCGCATTTCACTCACCTCGTTGGTTAGGTATGAGCGGGATTATGCGCCAAGCCACAATGGAAGGCAAGTGATTATTCCTGCCAGAGTTCTGGAGGGATCTGGGCGGTGGTGTTATTCTTGGTCGCGACGATGGCACGCAGCGCGGCGATACGACGGTTAGGGCCGAATCCTTTGCCGCGCAACCCCTCAGCCACAGGCTGGTCGCTCCTGTAGGCGAACGCGCCGACCTGGCCGTCTACCTGGGCCATGAATTCGATGTGGTGCTTGTCCAACAGCGGGCCAGCCTGAGCCCAACGGTTCACCGGGTCATACAGCTCGTGCCAATTCGTCACTTTGCCGCGCTTGACGATGAATGTGCGGTGCGGGTTGCCATACTGCGGAGGCACAATGACAACCTCCAAACCTTCTACCATCGCCACGGCATACGCCAGGGCATAGCCGTCCAGCTTGCTGATCAAGATGTCGTGCATTTCAACTCCTTGGCCTTGCGCGCCTCGTTCATCCACATAGAGCGGAATCCAAGCGCGAACCGGTACTGATACCAGCGGTTGGCAGCCTTGTGGCCTACCAGCGCGCGATTAATGTTGCGGGCGTGTGAAACGCACTCTTCAACAGGGCGCGTTTCAGGTTTCTTCCTGGTCAATTACTTTTGGTCGCGTGGGAGGTCGGTGGTGCTGCCACGGAAGTCCCAGTCACTGATGATGGACTGAGGTTTGAACGTCACGCGGTAGTGGTACACCGAAACGTCGGTGCTTTCCAGCTGCTCGCTGAAGAATGTGACGTTGTCCGACAGACCCAGGGAGTGCTTCTTGTAGGCGTTTGGACCGGTCTTGCAGGTTACTGCCACCTTTGGCTTGGCGCTGCTTTCGACTTCGAATGCGCAGCGCCCTTCGATGGTCAGAAGGTATTTATCGGTGAAGCCGTTGATGAAGACGATGCGCCGGTTCACTTCGAAGTTGTCAGCGGCCTTGGACAGGTTTCGAGACGCAATCTTGGCGTCATCCTGTTGGCAACCGGACAGGGCAATGGCAGACAGGGCAACAGCAAGCGCCAATGTTTTCTTGAGCATGAATCGTTTCCATATCATCGCCAGGCAACCGGCTGGCTTCGGTACTGGCAAAGCCCCAGTTAAGGGGCTTGTTTGGTTGGTATTTCATCAGGTTCTGGCTGGTGCTTCCCAGGCCATGCCGAGGCTTTCTGCGTGACGACGTTGTACACCATCTTGGCGAAGGATCGTTGCTACTGCATCAAAAACATCAACCTTGCAGACGGAATAAAGGGTTGTGCCCTTAAATGCAATCGCATCGGCCTCGTTGAAAAACAACGTTGCGCCAATACCAAAACGGAAGTTATTGCGATTGCAAGGTAGTTGATCAGCAAAGCCAACGGCATATACTTGGTCCATAGTCTTGCCCTCCAGGGCGATTTCGTTTCTGTAGAGGTGATTATGCGTCACCTCTGACTGGAAGGCAAGCGATTACTTCAGCCTTGTTCAGTTCGGCCTTGCTGGCGAAGGGTCTTGGCTCTAAGTTCATTGAACTTTTCCACGTCTTCTGCAGTCGCGGCCTGCATAGGGCGCGGGTAGCCCTCGCTGACAAAGATATAGCCACCCATGCAATGAACCGCGTGCCAACCACCGGCGTGAGGCGATTCCAGGCGCGCCAAGGCCGAAGATCCAACAGAGTAACGAATTATGTCGCCTCTCTTGAAATCTGCCATATTAAGCCCCTGTAACTTTCAGTAGCATGCGCTTGCAGGTGGCGCAGCGTTCACGGTTGGAAGCGTACACCAGATTTTCTGCGTTCTTCCACTTCCCGCACAACGCCTTGCCGTGAATGAAGAAATGCGCCTTGGTTGTGGAAGCAGCAAATGGCCAGCCCCAGCCATCTTTGGTTTCATCGGCTTTATCAACCTGGCAGTTTTGGTCAATCGGCGACTCAACGATGCCAATCGAATGCAACTCCAGCAGTCTGGCCGTAGCACCGTCCGCAGCAGGTGCCTCGTCAGCGATCTCAGCGTTACGCTTGATCCGTTGTCCCTTCAGGATGCCCATTTGGTCAGTGGACAGGTTGATGATCTTCATAACTGCGCCGAACACTTTGTAGTCATCCGGCTCGCGGCGAATCGCCTTCATCTTCGGTTGAATCTCCATTGGCACTTTAGATTCCAGGCGACCTGCCAGGCCGCGCAGCTTATCGGCGCAGTCGTAGATGCGAAGGCTGAGGGCGAACAAAAGAACTACATGGTCGGCTGTCATGCTGCCGCCTGACTTGGTGGTGACCTTCTTCAAGCCGGTTGATAGCCATTTTGGCAAGGTTATCGGCTTCATGCCGGCACCATCTGCGTGAGCAACATCGACAAAAGGACAAGCGCTGCTGAGGTGGCGATGAACGAAATGGCGCGTTCACGTTTCAGTTCACGCTCATAGTACAACGACCAGCCGTCGCGTGTATCTAGATAGCCAGGATCTTCGTGCGTGGCTAGCCGGAATGTTCCGACATTCAACCCGGTGCAAAGACCCAGGCGGTTTGGGCGACTGTCCTTTGGCTTTAGCGGGTGATGGTACGGCTGCTGGTTGATGAGAGCACCCTGCACCGAGTTGCCGATTGTCGGCAGGATTTCGCCGTCAGATGGCCTGCGGATCGTTCCAAGTCCGTTGCCGTTGACATAAACCATGTCGCCAACCAACTGTGAAACCGCCAACTCTTTGCACCCAGAATAAGTGAAGAATGCCTCTTCGGTGCAAATGATCTGGTCGCCGTTCTTCAGCGAGCGCTGAAGTGCACGCGCCTCTGGTTGGTTGGCCAGGAATTCTTGGTGCGCTTTAATCTTTTCCAGGTTCATTCTGATTCTTTCTTGGTAACGTTGAAGTTTTTGAAGAGCCAGCAGATGAAGTCCTCTTCATCAAGCTCATTGTGAGAGGTGCAAGCAGCGATTCCGTCAGAAATCTGCTTGTATGCGCTGCTTGCCAAGGCGCCTTCTTCTGTTTCGTGCAACGAGCCGTCAAGTGCCTGGAAACGATTCACAGGAACTGCAAGAGGGTTTGGTGCGATTCTATGTTCCATGACCAAATCCTTAATCGTCTGATTCATCTCGCAAGCTTTCTTCACGCTCGGCAGTGTACAGAGCACCCTCAAGGTCGCGGACGAGTTCTTCGCAAACAGAGGTGTGGTGATAAGACTTTCCATCGTCACGGGATTTGTGCGCACGCCAACGTGCTGCGTCAAGAAGCATCTTCAATTGCTCTATCATGGCAGAACTCCAATATTAATCAAAGGTGACGTTATTATGCGCCACCCTCAAAAGATCGGCAACCTATTTCTTGCAGCGCGGCCATGCCTTCTGCGAAGTCCAGTCATGGAAGCGAATGGACCAAGTAGAAAAGTTGCTGATTGCCATGAGCGGATGGGCGATGCCGTCGTGAATGATCGCCCAAAGCTTTCGCTCTTCAACATTTGCACACGCCTTGTTGGGATCGGTCTTCATGCCAGGCCCATGTGGCGCTTCAACTGGGTTGTTACTGTGCGCATGTATGCGCGGTCAGGAAACTTCTTGATGCTAATGGAGACTTGCCCAGACCCTTCCACCTTAAGGTACAGATATGGGGCACCACCAGTCGGATAGCCGACCCACCATGTTTGTTTTGACATCAAACTTTGCCCTCCAGGCTTTCACAGACCTTAATCACACAGTAAAGAACAAAGCAGAAGCCGATAAAGGCGCCAACTTCCAGAAGAGAACGTGCGCTGCGCTTGAATGCCGAACGTGCTTTGGACTCGATGCTCACAAAAAGATCCCTCCTTTGCCAGGAATAAACTTTTCCCGATCAGCAATGATCAGAAGTCTGTCAATGGCTTCTTCGCGATCATCAAAATACTCTGGATGTTCATCGCCGCCAGGAAAGCACGTCTTGCTGTAAGCGCTGAAGGACACTTCACCAAACAGACGCATCTGCTTATAGTAAAGCCTGATGTAGAATGTGGTCTTGCCATTCTTGATCTGGGCGACGATGTGCCCGTCAATAATTCGTACTGGCGTCAAACCGAAAAGTTTGGCCCAAAAGCCGTGGTCAGGCCGCTCCTGGATGATGCCTTGGCGCGCGATGTTGCGCATTTCCTGGTTGTCAACTACACGAGCTTGTTTGTCTGCGTCGATGATTCTCATTCAGCACGCTCCTGGACGGCAGACCGGCAGGTCAATGGGCGGATCATTGAGGTGAACGAACTTCATCGCAGCATCCCACGCGGCCTTGACTGCCTGGTGCTTGTACTCTCCGTCACCGTCGCGAACCAAGTCAAGTTCGCCATACCCAGCTTCGCGCACACGATCTTCGAACTGGCCGCGATACACTGCCAAAAGCGAGTCAGCAAAAGCAGCACGCGGGATCAGCGCAGCAATTTCCTTCACCTGCCCCTTCGCCAAGGAGGTCGAGACGTCCAGCTCAAGGCGAACGCGATCCAGCCTTTCTGGACCTTCCTTCAAACCGAGAAGCACCAGCGCGTTGGCGATATCTTTGGCCCATGTCAAGCTGCCAACAGCATGCTTGCTGTCGATATGCGCACAGACAATTGCCGTCGCCAAAATGTCCATTTTATTCATCAGCGGTTTCCTTTGTACACAAGGTTTAGGCCATCGGCTTCATAGTTGATGAACTTATCATCTTTGGCCTGCTCGATGCAACGTGCTGCGATGGCAACGGCTGCAGATTCGATGTTTTGGTTGAATTGTTTTGGGAGCATGTTGCCGTCATAATCGAACTGCAGGACGACATCACCTTCATCAAAGTTGGCGTATCGAAGGGTGCCGAAACCAAAGTCATCACACTCACAAAACAGCGCTAGGGCTATTGTGTTTTTCTTAAGCCCAAGCTTTGTCAAGTTCAATGAAACGATAATGCGACGCATATCAACTCCAAAAGTGAACCGGCCAAGCGAATACCGCTGGCCGGTTCCAGAATTTTACGCCGGTTGTGAGGGACCGGCAACCCAAGGACATCAGTGAAGCATGCCCTTCACAAGAAACTCTTCGCCCTCTACGCGACCATCAGGCATGACCCAGGCCACGGCGGTGCCGCGCGTGATGGACACTGCAGCCTGGCGGGTCTTCACGTCGGTGACTATCGAGCGCCCTTTCCAGCCGCGCTGGCCTGCAGCGGTGAGGGTGTTGAGTTGGGCGTCAGTCAGGTAGAGGTCAGCGGCCTTTTGGAGGCGCGCCTGGGCAGGCGACAGGGATTGGTCATCAGAGGCTGTGACACCTACGGCGTCCAGCGCAGCTACAACAACGGCTTTGTGCTCAACAGTAGTGTTCATATTTTGAACCTCAATCTAGGTGGCGCCTATCGCTCACCCTTATTGATAACTATAGACCTGCCAGTCAGAAAAGCAAGCTGTGATGACACCCGTTCGTCGGCAAAAAGAAAGGCGCCACCTGGACGCCTTTATGACTATTTCTTCGGGTTCCAGTAATGGAAACTAAACCTTTTCCACGGCTTCCATCGCCAGTAGGTGCCTGGCAAGTGACAAACGGAAAGCGTGAATCGCCACAGCCTCCAATAGTAAGAGGTTGAGGTTGTAGTCTTGGCACTCCAAAGCGCTGCGACCAAGAATGCCAACAGGAAGGCAACTATAAGCCAGCAACCAGCAAACGCCCAAATCTGGGCTGGAGCCAAGAATACAAAAGTGACGAAAGCCGTGACCACGGCAAAGGTGTAGTAGTTCATCACGCAACCCTCTATTGTCATTTTTCGGTGACCTCCACAATTTTGTATTTGTCACCGAAGAGTCGGTGGAATTCGTCGCGCGCCATGTCTGCATCTGTAGCGGAAAGTTTGACTTGATCGCGCTTTCCGCATGGCAGATCGAATTTGACGGTAAACGTTTGCATGTGATATGTCCTGGTGGGTTGGGAGTTGTTATTGTACGCCTGCACCCCACCAACTTAAAGCTTTCTGGCCAGCGAAGGATTGCGCGCAAGAACCTCAGGCAGCGCAGCCTTCAGGTCGTCAATGCAATCAAATGTACGAGACATTCTACGCCAGCGCCCCTGCTCACCAGATCCGTAGTCTGCCACATACAGCTCCAGCGGAGCGTGGAGACGGTGATAGGCAAGTGTCGGATGATACGAAGTAGGGCATGTGACGCAGGCAGCCAGACTTCCATCTTCATATTTTGCCACCGGCCACCTGGCCTGTCCATCGCCTTTTGGCGAACCCTCACCGTGCCAGCTTATCAAATCAGCGGACCGAGCGTCTTGCCGTCGTTTGACCTTTCAAACTTGCGCCTAGCAACCTGACGCCTTTCGAAAATCTCACTCTCCATCTCGCTGAATGCCTCAGGGAATTGAAGCCTTGCCTGAGGGACGTAGCGACGGGTAATGCCCATGCGATTCAGAGTCCCATGCAGCTTGACCTGGAAGCACTTTGTCATGTGTGGCGTGTATGTTACTTCTATGCTTTCCAGCTTGTCGCGCTTGATTATGCACGAGTGCGAGATTCGGACCCACTCATCAGGATCCAACACCTTTTCCATGGCAGACAGCGACATCGACATGATGAGGGCGCCGCCGTCTGTCATGTGGACATCAACATACTTATCACTGGCTTTGAGGCAGATTGCATTCTCCAGCGAAAACTCTTCACCATTTCGCTGGCCATAGGTTCGACCGCGCGATTTGCTGAGCCATTCCGAACCGTAGGCCACAGCGGCCTCACCGTTGATGGTTGTGAAAACAACTGGGGTAGTGCCTGCCATCACTGAGTCTTCTTCAATAAGGTTTTGATTTCTGTGTGGATTATCTTGTCGCGGCCAGCCTCTGTAATGGCATAGATTTCGCCATCAGTCATCCGGTTGGTTATTGCGATCAACCCTACACGCCGCATCTTCTTAACAGCTTTGCGAATCTTGGCATACTTGTGCCCGTGTCGATTCACAAAAAGACCACCACCTTCAGCAGCGCGCTTTAGCATGTCAAGCTCGCCCATCAGGAATACAGAGCCGAAATACATACTCAGAATCCTTAAAGGAAGGGCGACCTATACTAGCGCCGCCCAATCCAAATATCAATCGACAATTTTGAAGAAATATTTTTTGCCTTCATGTTCAAACATTTCAGCCTTGGAGGCTTTCAGCTTCATGCGGAAGCGGATGTGTTTGCCATCTGGCAGATCGTGGGCCTCAAAGGCTGCACGGGTGGACTTGTACTCGAATACCTCGGTGCCGTCCTCTGCATCCAGGGTCACGGTGACGCCGTTGCGGGTGGTGCGCGCAGCCTTTACCGCAGGATCAGCCCAGGACGCAGCAACGCCAGCAGAGTTGGATGCATCACCACGAACAGGCTCAGGAGTGGCATCGTTGAGGGTATCTTTGGACTCAACCCAAGCATCCCAGCCAATTACGCTAAGGGTAACGCAGCTGTCAGCGCCCTTGCCGTTGTCGGCGGTTACATACTGATTCTCCAGCAGCTCTGCCAAGGCTTTCTTTTCTGGTTTGGAGTCAGCGACGCAGTTGGCCCATACAAAGTCAATCTCTTCGCGGGTCTTCGGCTCAGCGCCGTTGAGGGCGCTGTATTCAGAGCGGGCGATGTTATTCAGAACGCGATGGTGGATCGCCTTCAGGGCGAACTCTTTCTTGGCAGGCTCCTGGGATGCTTCGGCCTTATCAACAGGCGCAACCTGCGACTCAGCCAAAGGGATTTGATCGTCTGCTTTTGCCTCAACAGCGGCCTTCTCATTGACGGAGTCCAGCAGATCGATGCAGCGCTTCTCAGCGGTGGCACGGTCGGCAAACTTCTTGACCGGCTTTTCATCGTTGTGGCTGTTGTAGAAGGCAACCAGGTCAGCGGTTTTTGCGGCTTGGATATCGGCTACAGATTTCATGGCACTTCCTCTTTCTGATTCTTTCTGGTTTAGAGCTGGTCATCAGCTCATGAGTGTCATTATCGACCATCCGTCCAAGCCAGGCAACAATTATTTTCAAAAAATCTGAAAATAATTCCTCCAACACCCATCGGCAGGTCGGGCTTGAAGAGTATAGACCGAAAAATCCACAAATCAAGCAATCGACGCCCCACAAGAACGGCAGGTATAATGCACGGCATCCAGGCGTACACTAAGGAGGTGTGCCATTTACAGCTTAAACCCAGCGCTGAAGAGCTTCTGGCGCACTCCAACGCGCTACAAAGTACTATACGGCGGGCGCGCATCATCCAAATCTCACGATGCCGCTGGCTTCGCGGTGTTCTTGGCCGCAAACTTCACCATAAAGTTCCTTTGTGCGCGTCAGTTTCAGAACAGAATCAGTGAATCGGTCTACACCCTGATCAAGGACAAGATAGAGAACAGTGAATTCAAAGATGAGTTTGTGCTGACTAACAAGTCAATCATGCACAAGGTCACAAAAAGCGAGTTCATATTCTACGGGATCGCCCGCAACCTGTCAGAAATCAAGTCAACGGAAGGCGTGGACATTCTGTGGCTGGAAGAGGCCCACTATTTGACTTACGAACAGTGGGAGACAATCAACCCGACCATCCGTAAGCAAGGCAGTCAAGTCTGGTTGATTTTCAACCCAGATGAACAGACCGATTTCGTCTATCAGAACTTTGTGGTCAATCCTCCAAAAAACTCCATCGTCAGATCAATCAACTGGGAGGAGAATCCATACCTCTCAGAGACGATGCTTGAGGTGATTCACGAAGCTTATCGGCGCAACAAGAAGCAAGCAGAACATGTATATGGCGGCATCCCGAAAACGGGCGCTGACAAGTCCGTTATCAACCTGGCATACATCTTAGCCGCTGTGGATGCGCACAAGAAGCTTGGGTGGGAGCCTGCTGGAAAGAAAACAATCGGTTTTGACGTGGCTGACGATGGAGAGGACATGAACGCCATCATCGAATCCCACGGCAACGTGATCATGGGCGGGATGGAGTGGGAAGGCCAAGAGGACGAGCTTCTTAAATCGTGTACCAAAGTATACACGCGCGCCCTGGAGTTTGGAGGATCAATCAACTGGGACTCAATCGGTGTTGGTGCTCACGCAGGCGCCAAGTTCAAGGAGTTGAATGAAGCTCGAAACCTGCAAATCGAATACGAACCGTTCAATGCCGGTGCCGGTGTCAAAGATCCTGATGGCGTTTACATGGAACTTCCGCACATCAAGATCTTGAACAAGGATCACTTTTCTAACATCAAGGCGCAGATGTGGGATGAGGTGGCAACCAGATTCCGTAAGACGTATGAGATGATAAACGGAGAAGGCATACACCCTCACGATGAGTTAATCAGCCTCTGCAGCGAGTCGATCCCAACCGACATAATGAACAAGATAAAGATGGAGCTTTCATCGCCAAGAAAGGATCAGGACTTGAGCGGGCGATTTAAAGTAGAGTCAAAAAAGGACATGAGGAAGAGGAAAGTCAAGTCACCTAACGTGGCCGACGCATTCATTATGTCCATGATCAAGGCCAAGCGCCGACCAGCCGGGTTCTTCGACTTCTGATTGCGGTTATTACACAGCCCTGGCCATACTCTGTGGCTTTCTTTGTTAGGCCAGGGCTGTACCAGGGCGCGGCTATTTAAAGCACAGGATGGCCAGGAATACGATGGCGATGAATTCCATCACAACAAGGAACACCAAGTAGGCGTTGATGTTTCCAAGCCTGTCAACTTCCTTGTTGGCTTTGGCAAGGACGTATGCTGGCATATCCTCTTTTTTCACCTCTGGGCGCTTGGCGTCTGGGGTATCAAGAAAGCCTTTGATTTTGTTCATTTCATCACCCTAATGTCTTGTTAATTTCTACAGTCCTGCCTTTGCGTGTTCCAGCAGCACGTGCCTCACGCGTCACAGAGTCGGTTGTTGATACATATTTGGTCTGAGAGTATTTGACCTCACCAAAATACTCATTAACCGAAGCCTCTTTGTACAAAACAAGGCCCTTGCCAACTTCAGGGCCGTGCTCCATGGTTATCGAATCGCGCTCAATTGTCATCTCTTCGATGCGTCGCGAAATCTCTGTGATTGCCCCAATTTTGAACTGGTTGCCGACGCCAACTGGATATTTATCATACCCCTTTCCTACCAGAAATTCCTTGCAAAGGCGATCAACAGTATCAAGAAGCGAGTTGTACATGTCAATTGCCAATTGAACGTCAGAGGCATAGCCGCGAAACTGAATACGCTTGCCCCATTTCTTTTCGTCAGTCGGCTTCTTTTTGAAATCGACCCATCCCCACTCGAACACTGCCTGGCAATCGTTGTATTTGCCGATCACAACAGCGAACGTGGACATGTAGGTTGGAATGGCCGCAAAGAAGCGGGTTGCCGACTTGGCGTCAAACACCTCTTCTTTTGTGTCGGAAAGGTCCATCTCAGTCACCTGGTATTTGTCCATCAGGTGACGTGCACGACTTGCAGCGATTGCGGCCTCGTTGGGGCTGCTGGAGTCTTTGGCCATGGCCAACAGCTTGGCGATGCGATCTTTGATCTTGCCCAAGTCAGCACTCATCTTTCTTTCCTTTCTGGTTGGTTGATGGCGCCATTATACCTATGTCAAAATCACAAGGCAAGGACTTTCTGCGCAAATGGAAAGGCCCTCAATTTGAGGGCCTTTGTTTACTTACGGGTGATCGATACGGTGCCGCGCCAGATCATACCTGCCAGCTTAGCGCGGCGTATGGCCTCCAATTCGGCTTCCACCTCGCTTATGGTAGGTATCACAAACGCCACCTCCAACAGATCACCAAGCTTTCCGTCTTTCACTTCGCGAAGGTTAAGTGTAACCTCTAGTTGGTAGCGAATCGGCGCTTCAGGAGTGTATCCGCGCTTTTCCGCGTTCTTACGCCGACGTTTGCGCGCTTCCTTTTCCAGCTGCTTTTCTGTCTTGGCGCGCAGGGCCGCTTCGAACTCAGCAAGTTGTGCCTTGATGCTGGATTCCAAATCTTTAAAACTCATCTTTCTTTTCCTTTCTGGTTTGTTTCTGTGAAGCAATGTTACCTTGTTCACTTTCACCTGGCAAGCCTTGTAGTCAGAAATCAGAAGAAATTCTCACGGCAAACAGGGCCAATGCCCAGTTCAACCGAAAGCGGGTTGGTAAGCTTTCTTGAGCAGCACGAGCAAATGCCGGTTTCCCTTCCATAGCGAATGGCCCCTGCCTCTGGATCATCAGAACACGACCTTATCGCCCCCAGCCACTCAGCAGGAATATCACCCAATGCATAAAACATGCCATTGACGATCTTTCCTGCATACTGCGAGTCACATTTGACATACACCGAACCGGCATTCGTGCCGCTGGCAGGGGCTTCGCTGAATTCGACAGTGATTCCTTCAAATGAACAAAGGAACTTGGCGCGCCTATTGCCAGTCCCTTTGGCCTTGAGAAGTGCCATTTTTACTTTATTGTCCTTTACCCCTGCAGCCTTCGCCAGCGCCTCCTGGTGACGTTCTGCATCGCGCTTGGCCCTTTCCTCTGCACGGGCAATGCACTTCTTCGCGGCCTGCAGCTGTGGCACAGTAAGGTCGCCGTGCTTTGCAATGTACATTCTTAAGCTTTCTGCAAAGTCAAACTCTGGGGCTGCATCCATTATCCATTTCCAGATGGCAGGGCGCTTCAAAGAGAAAATTTCCAAGTTCTCTTCAGATCTATTAGCTTTCTTGTTCATTCTAATGCTCCTTAACATTTGCCTGATTATATCTGAGGTTTACTCGGATATCAATCTGATTTTCCAAACGCAAATTGATTGTGAACCAAACAACTTTAATTACACAGAGGCGTTGATTGAAAGTTATGGCCACACCTATAATAGGCCCAAATGTCAAACCGGACCAACTATCAATGAAACTCAGCGATCTGTTTCCATTCATCCGACGCAAAAAGGTTGCAGAAAGCAAACCAGTAGAAAACAACTTGGATCCACTGGATCCGAGGACTCAGCGCTGGGAAGTGAAGGATGAAAAAAATCTCATCACAAAGACCGTTGATGATTATCCGGTTTACGTTGACGTAGATCACCTGCCATCTTCTGCAATGGACAGTGCGTTGACTACTGTCGTTGCAGCGATGGACAATAGCATGACCCCGGCAAAGCCAATTGCAGAGAAGGGTGCTGATGCCGCGATCCCAAATGCGATTGCTGGATGGTTCATGAACCAAACGTTCATCGGCTATCAAGCTTGCGCTCTTATTTCCCAGCACTGGCTCATCGACAAGGCCTGTAGCCAGGCGGGTGAAGATGCCGTGCGAAATGGCTGGAAGCTGAAGGCAACGAACAGCGAAGCCGAACTTGACAAGGGTGAATATGACAAGCTCGTGAGCCATGACGTCGAATTCAAGCTGAGCGAGAACTTGGCAGAGTTCAACCGCTTCAAAAACATATTTGGTATCCGTGTTGCCTTGTTTGAAGTAGAAAGTGACGACCCCAAGTATTACGAAAAGCCATTTAACATTGATGGCATCTTGGAAGGATCGTATCGCGGCATTTCCCAGGTTGACCCATACTGGATGACGCCGATGCTGACCAACGAGTCAACCGCCGACCCAGCCAACAAGAACTTTTATGACCCAGAGTTCTGGATCATCAGTGGCAAGAAATATCATCGCAGCCACCTGATAATCGCTCGCGGCCCACAGCCAGCAGACATCCTCAAGCCAACTTATGTGTTTGGTGGCATCCCGCTCACCCAACGGATCTATGAGCGTGTTTATGCCGCAGAGCGAACCGCCAACGAAGCGCCATTGCTTGCACTGAACAAGCGCACCCAGGCCCTTCACGTTGACGTCGAAAAGGCGATGGCAAACCAGGACAAGTTCGAGAGGCGCCTTGGTTGGTGGGTCAAGTATCGCGACAACCATGCCGTAAAAGTCCTCGGGACTGAGGAAAAAATCGATCAATTCGACACCTCGTTGGCAGATTTCGACGCAGTGATCATGAACCAGTATCAGCTGGTTGCCGCCATCGCCAAGACCCCTTCCACCAAGCTTCTGGGGACGTCGCCTAAAGGCTTTGATGCCACAGGCGAGTTTGAGATGAAGTCTTATCACGAAGAGCTGGAGAGCATTCAGACTCACATCATGATGCCGATGTTGGCTCGTCATTACATGCTGGCTGCACGCTCAATGGGCCTGCAGACTCAAGTTATGGTTGTGTTTGAGCCTGTCGATTCTATCACCACCCAGCAGAAGGCCGACCTCAACGACAAGAAGGCCGACACAGATACCAAATATGTAAACATCGGCGCAATATCCCCTGAAGAGGTGCGCCAACGTCTCAAAGATGACAAGCATTCAGGCTACAACAGACTCACAGACGACGTGGCAAACGAAGAACCTGGCATGTCACCAGAGAACCTGGCCAAGTTTGAAGAGGCAGGGGCGAAAGCGAAAGAGGCCAATGCACAGGCCAGCGCTGTGGCGCCGTTGCAAGCTGCGCCGGTCGAGCCTCCAGCGGCCTTGCCACCGGTGGCCACAGATCCACTGTCTGAGCAGACGGACGAAGAGCCGAACCCAAAGCCTAATGCAGCCGATATCCTGCGCCAGATCGTTGGCGCGCTGGCTGCCCTCCAGGCCCATCTGACTCCAGAAGGGGACATTCGTAAATCGGATTCTATTGGAGTCGCGCGAACGTCTACCCCAGGCGTGCAACCTAGCGTTGGCGCTTCAGTGTCCGGTATTGCCAACGTCGTCAGCGAGAAAGAACCTGGAGAACTTCCAGACTTAAAGGTCGGTGACATGCTTGTGAAAGTTGAAAACCCATCCGGCTCTATCAGATCAGGCAAGTCTGCTGACGGCGAAACTTGGTCAGTAAAGATGAATCACCACTATGGGTTCATCAACGGAACAAAGGGTGCTGACGGCGATGAGGTTGATTGCTTTGTAGGCCCAAACCACGAAGCCAGCGGCGTGTTTGTTGTCAACCAGAACAAAGCTGATGGATCCACGTTTGACGAGCACAAGTGCATGATAGGCTTTGAGTCTCAGGATGAGGCCAAGGCAGCGTACATGGGAGCCTACACACCAGGCTGGAATGGCTATCGTGACATGGTGCCGATGACCATGGAACAGTTCAAGGAGTGGCTTACTACTGGCGACTTGACTCAACCGGCACGGATGTTCAAGAATGGCATTTAAGGCATCCAAAGAAAGAAAGCGCAGAAGCCCTGACCCAGTCGGAAAGGGCAACCCGCTCATTCCAAGCGCGGCCATAAGGATGTGGTACGCGCAGCAGCTTAATGCAGTAGTCAAACCGATGATGGCCGATTACAAAGCCGAACTCAACAAAGCAATTGAGGCGCGCCCAGTAAAGCAGTTTTTCGCTCAGGACGCTGCCGCAACTGACCTTCTATCGCGCGTAATGGGAATTCTGCAATCTAAGTGGGAGAACATCTTTGCAGGATTTGCGAAGAGCTTGGCCGATGACTTTGTCAAGAAATCTGATGAGCATGCAACTTCAGCAACCAAATTCAGCCTGTCATCTGCTGGGATAGTCGAGCCGCGAGCGACCTACAACGAGGCTGTTGCCAACGTTCTTGGAGCAGCCCAGAAATTCAACCACACGTTGATCACCGGCATTCAGCAAGATGTGCACGAGAAAATATATACTGCAGTAATGCTGTCATTGACTTCGCCAGACCCTCAAAGTCAAGGCGCATCAGGCATCGAAGCCGCACTGAGGAAGACTAATGAATTTTCCGAGGACAGAATAAAACTAATCACAAGGGACCAGACAAGTAAGTTGTTCAGTTCACTCAGTGATGAGAGAATGAAAGAGAATGGATGTGAAGAGTTTGAGTGGTTGCATTCATCTGCAGGCAAAGTACCGCGCCCTGACCATGTTCACAAAAATGGCCAGATATTCAAACTGAACGACCCAAGGTTATGGGAAGGCCCCAAAGCAGATCAGGGACCGCCTGGATGGGCAATAAACTGTCGTTGCAGAAAAGTACCAATCATTAACCCTTAATAGTGAGAAATTGACATGCAAACTGCACAAGTGGAAACAAAAGATGGATTCATTCCTGCAGTAGTCGTTGAACTTTATGACAGACTGGGCGACAGCCAGTTCTTCAGTTGGCGTTGGGCGGTAATTGACATTGCATTCCTTTCCCTTATTTTCCTGCTTTGACTAATTGCGGTTGCGGATCGCCGCAATATCCATCCGCAACCGCGAAACCCGCGCCGCGCCTGGGCTGCACATACTTAGTTGCGGAATTGCGGTTGCGGGTTGCCGCGCTGCAAAAGTCCTAGGCCCCTTTTATTTTATACTTTTCTAAATAAGATTTTATCCGCAATAACGCAACTAAGTATGTGCAGCCCAAGTATTACGCGGCGTTGCGGGTTGCGGAATTAGTTGCGACTGAATAGTTCATCAAAACCAACCGCAACTTCGACACAAGGCCAAGGAGCTTGCGAAATATTACAGCGCCTTAGTTGCCTTGGCTTGCGGCGTGCACTTATACTACACACGAGAACAACGCTAGGGCCAATATATGTCGAGTAGCAGACAGCGCGATGCAAACGGATTCCTCTTGGTAAAAGGGTGTCCAATTTCATCGTTCGGCATTTTTGACTATGGCGCTGGACAACTTGGCCTGCCAGGCGACCCAATGCGAGTCGTCAAGGTATATCGCCCAGAGTCTGCAGTCAGTTGCCCTGAAGCAATAAAATCCTTTCAAAACGTCCCGTTGATTGATGATCACGAGATGCTGTCAGGGTTTGAGGGTGATCAAGAGGACACGGCCCCTGAAGATTACGGCATTGACGGCGTATTGACAGGGAACGTATATTATGACGCGCCATGGATGCGCGGTGATCTTAAAGTGTTCACCCGCAAGTTGCAAAAGCAATTGCAATCTGGCAAAAAGGATTTGTCCCTTGGGTACAACTGCGACTTTATTCAGCAGCCCGGTGTTTTTGAAGGGCAGCCGTATGAGGTGATGCAAATTAACTTGCGCGGCAACCACATCGCGCTGGTTAAAGAGGGCCGGGTCAGTGGAGCAAAAGTGCTTGATGGTATGTGCTTCGACCATTTTAGCTTTGATTATGTCAAACCTCAAGAGGTAAAATCAATGAAGCTTAACCGCAAGGCGATGGACAATGCAGTTGAACAGCTGCAGGCCCTCATCCCAGCACTCCAGGCCTTTTTGGCCGAAGAGGCTAAAGAGCCTGAGCACCAACCGGGCGCTGAGCCAGCTGCAGAACCTGCCGCTGAGCCGGTTTCCACTGATGCCGAACCTGCTGCAGATCCAGTGGTCGAACCCGCTGCTGAGCCAGCTGCAGAACCTGCGGCCGAACCTGCTGCTGAGCCTGCTGGCGGCAACCAAGAAGTCGTTGCAATTCTCGATCAACTCGGTGCACTTTGCTCCCAGCTGAAGGTGGCTTTGACCGGCGAAGGGGCGCAGAATGACCCAGCAGCAGATGACGCCGCCGTCGAACCGGGCACCGAAGGCATCCAAGATAACGCCGCGCCCGAAGACCCGGCCCAAGACGACATCCCAGCCAACGGCCAAGGAAAAGCGCCGGAAGGCCCTGCAGCAGGAGTTCACGCTCAAGCGGGCGATGCTTCGCTTCAGCGTTTCTACGATGATCTTGCTGTTAAGGATCGCCTCGTCAGCCGGTTGTCTAAAGTTGTTGGAGCCTTTGATCACCGGGCTATGGACTCAGCTAAAGTCGCTGCTTATGGCGTCAATAAGCTGAAGCTGAAATGCGCCAAAGGCCAAGAGGCCGTGGTGCTGGACAGCTACCTTACCGGCGTCGAAGCGCGCAAGACGGCAGACGCCTCCAATGTTGCACGTCGTGCTGCCGATAGCGCCAATGCGACTTCCGAACTCACCGCATACCTTGAGGGGAAATAAGCCATGTCCTTCCAGTCCACTGTGTACCGCCAGTACACCACCGGCTTCCCAGGTGAAGTCGCCAAAGACGGCCCGCTGCGCGCAAAGCCCGCTCGCATCGCGTCTGCCACCATCGGTGAAGACCCGGGCAAATCCACCAACCGCATCAGCCGTGCGTTCGGCTGGAGTGCTGAGTTGGACCCGACCGGCAACACCATCGCTGCCACTGGCGCTGAGGTTGTTGTGGGCGGCCCACGCTTCTACGGCGTTCTGTTCCACTCCAAGCACTATGCCCTGTATGGCACCGTAGAAGGTGGCCCGCTGGCCTCTTCGATGGACCTGCCGCAGGGTGCGAATGCCGAATTCGCTGACATGGTGATCATGCACGCTGAGGTGTTCAACCACACCACCGGTGCCAAGTCCATCGCCTATGGTGACGCCCTGGCATACGTGCCAAGCAGCATTACCACCGAGAACAACCCGTTGGCGCTGCCATACGGCGCCCTGATCAGCTACAGCGGTGCGCTGCCTGCGGGCATGATCGCAATTCCGAACAGCCGCGTGATCAACCCAGTCAGCCTGTCGGCGTCGGCTGTTGATGCGCTGGTGTCCACCTACACCACTGTTCAACTCACTCAGTAAGGAGGCCGCGAATGGCTCGCCAAGCAAGCGTCACCCGCTCGTACATCCCCGGTCGCAAGACCCGGGTGTTCGACATGAAGACCATCACCAACGAGGCTGTTGCCGGCCTGGCGCGCATCGGCGTCGTGTTCGATCACGCCACCGTACACGACCAGATCCAGAAGCTGGCCGCTGCCGGCGCCTTCACCAGCAACAAGGCTGTTGGTGACTCTGCGTTCGCGCCTGCCGTTACCCAGGCATCGATCCCGACCCCAATCCAGTTCCTGCAAACCTGGCTGCCAGGCTTTGTCAAGGTCCTGACTGCGGCCCGCAAGATTGACGAGTTGATCGGCATCAAAACTGTCGGCTCCTGGGAAGACGAAGAAATCGTGCAAGGTATCGTGGAGCCTTCTGGCACCGTGTCCGAATACGGCGACTTCACCAACATCCCGCTGACCAGCTGGAACGTGAACTTTGAGCGCCGTGGCATCGTTCGCGGTGAAATGGGCATGGCCGTTGGCCTGCTGGAAGAGGGCCGCGCTGCTGCAATGCGCCTGAATTCGGCAGAAACCAAGCGCCAAGGTGCTGCCGTACAGCTGGAAATCTTCCGTAACGCAGTCGGCTTCTACGGCTGGAACTCGGGCAACAGCCGCATCTTCGGCTTCCTCAACGATCCGAACCTGCCAGCCGTCATTTCGTCGTCTGTCACTGGCGGCTGGGGCGCTGCCGGCACCGACTTCCAGGACATCACCGGCGACATCCGTATGGCCGTCGTCCAGCTGCGCACGCAGTCCCAGGACCAGATTGACCCTGAAAAGGTCGAGCTGACCCTGGCCCTGCCAACCAGCAAGGTCGATTACCTGTCCGTCACCACCGACTTCGGTGTGTCGGTTCGCGACTGGATCACCCAGACCTATCCGAAAATGCGCATCTGCTCTGCACCAGAGCTGACTGGCGTTGTGATCGGCTCTGAAGACCCAGAAGACATGTTCTATCTGTATGCAGACGATGTTGACGCATCCATCGACGGCTCCACCGATGGCGGCGAAACCTTCGCCCAGCTGGTGCAGACCAAGTTCATGACCCTGGGCGTCGAGAAGCGCGCCAAATCGTATGTCGAAGACTACGCCAACGGCACCGCAGGCACCATGTGCAAGCGTCCATATGCGGTGGTTCGCGTCGGCGGTATCTGATCGTTTACTGGCGGTCGGAAACAAAGTAAAATGGCGCGGCTGATACCCGCGCCATTTTCCGATGGGCTTAGGCTGTAGGGGCCTATTTCCACGTAATTACTAGGACTACAAACACCATGAGCAAGTACATTCTTTCGACGATGACCAACTCGGTATCGTACACAGTTTATGAAAAGATCGGCAATCTGCCGGTCCCAAAGAAAAAGGTGACCATCTTCGGTGGCGCCAACCTTCCTTCGCTTCGCAGCGGATTCGGTGAGATGGCCAGCGACGGCCAAGGCGCCCCTATCTGGACTGCCTCTGGCATCGTAACCTCGGTTTCCGATGCCGACTACGAAATCTTGAAGGAACATTACCTCTTCAAGAAGCACCTGGCAAAGGGCTTGGTGAAGCCGCTGAATCAAGACATTCGCGGAAATCACGCAGAAGTGAAACGTCAGGTCAACACCAACATGACCAAGCGCGACGGCTACGCCCAGCAGAACGGCCAAAGCTTCCGTGAGAAAGTGAAGGTGAGCACCCAGCGCGACATCGATCCCGACGCTCAATTCCGCATCTAAGGTAGGTTGCCATGGCCCAGTAC